TGATGCTAAAATTGATGGAACACAAATTGCAGAACTTTTAAAAGATGGAATACCAATGAAAATATCTAAACGAAAATCAGAAAGTTCAAAAAGGAATTATACAGTATGCGAGTTTTTTCCTAAATAACAAATAAATTTGAACGAGTGCAAGAGTGAAAAATTACCCTGTATATTATATACAGGGTAATTTTAATATAAGGAGGAATAATGAGTAAAGATAAAGCAAGTGAAGAATTAGTAAAAACAATAGAAGAAAGACAACAACAAAAAAAAATAGATAAAAATATTAATGAAACAATAAAAAAAATTGAAAGAAAGAGTAAAGAAATAAAATATTATAGTCCCGAAAGAATATTACGAATGAGAGATTTAGATAATTTAAAACCTGCAATATATTTAATTAATACAAACCGTTCAGCAGGAAAAACGTTTTCGTTTCTAAAATTAGTATTACAAAATTTTAAAGATAGTGGAAAACAAGTTGCACTATTATACCGACATAGTTATGAATTAAAATCATGTGGAGCAATTTTTACTGACGTACTTTCATTAAATCCCGAACTTGGAATTTCAATTAAAAGTGTTCCTCATGCTAACGGTTTATTTTATGAAATGTTTTTAGATGAAGTATCTTTTGGTTTTGCATTGACTTTAAATAATCCCGATGCTCTTAAAAAATATTCGCCACTTTTCGCTCATGTTGACGATATGATTTTTGATGAATATCAAACAGAAACAGGAAAATATCTACCAAAAGAAATAGACAAATTCCAATCTCTATACTTAACAGTAGCAAGAGGAGGAGGAAAACAATCACGACATGTTAATGTATACCTACTAGGAAACAACGTAACTCTAATGAACCCATATTATATTCAATTTGGAATACATAAACGTTTGAGGACAGATACAAAGTTTATGAAAGGGAATGGATGGGTTGCTGAATTTGGTTTTAATGAATCAGCATCACGTGAGATTAAATCAAACGCATTCTTTCAAGCTTTTGCAGATGAATCATATATGAGTTATTCGACAGAAAACGTCTATTTATCAGATAGTAGTATATTTGTAGGAAAATTAAAAGGACGTTCCAAGTATCTATTCACAATATTACATGATAATACAAATTATGGAGTACGTGAATTTTATGACGATGGGATGATGTATGTCAGCAAAAATTTTGACCCATCATGTGCCACAAAAGTTACTTTTAAACCAAGTGACCACAACCAAAATACAATGATGTTAAACCATTATTCGTACTTATGGAAGAATATTAAAGACAGTTATCAAAAAGGTTGGTTGAGGTTTGACGATTTAAAAACTAAGTCAGATATATTTGATATTTTAGCTATTGACTTGTACAAGTAATTACTGTATAATCTTACTTGTAGCTAAGATTGGATAATGCAAGTAGACATCCTTTGACGAGGACTTGCTAACGGTTTTGTCTCCGTTGTCAATTTACCTATAACAAAAGTGTCGTATATAATACGGCACTTTTTATTTACATAAATAACTTGTCATATTTTTCATGTTGTGGTATGATTAACATAACAATTTAAAAGGAGAGTGAAATAATGTATAAAAAGTTTATAGACATTTCAGAACATAACACTATCACATCTTTAGGAGCAATAGGGACAAGCAATCTTGCAGGAGTAATAATGAAAGCAAGTGAGGGAACAACATATCAAGACCATTCGATGGAAAAGTATTATAATGCTTTAAATGGTAACATTCAATTAGGGTTCTATCATTTTCTAAGAGCAACAAGTTCACCCGACACACAAGCCCAAAATTTTTGGAATTGTATTAAGGACAAGAAATATGAGATATTTCCAGTTCTTGACGTTGAATCAAATGGAGATAATGACGAGTTAGGTGAATTTGCTGAAAAATATTGCGAAGAGTTTATTTCAGAATTTTACAGACTAAGTGGTCAAAACATGATTATCTATAGTGGCAGATGCTACATAGAAGAACATTTTTCTTTAGCGTTTAGACAATCCCACGTTTTTTGGGTTGCTGATTACGGCGACGATGTTCCCGAACTTTATGGTTGCAATATATGTGCTTGGCAGTATACTGAAAGTTCGGAAGAATACGCATTCAGTAATGGTGGATTAGATGTTAACATATTATTAAATGAAGATATCTTCTTTATTGATAATCAAATACCATTTTCAGAAGAGTTTGAAATTAGCGATGTATTCTCAATTGAATGGTTACAAAATCAACTAAATAATCAAGGACATACCGATAAAAACGATAAACCGTTGGAAGTTGATGGTATTGCAGGGGAATTAACATTATCAGCATTACCAATATTAAGGATTGGAACTATCGGTTTGTTAACAAAATATCTGCAAAGTAATTTAGATAATGTTGTAATTGATGGATATTTTGGCGAACAAACTAGACAAGCTGTTATCCAATATCAAGAGGATAGAAGTTTAGATGGTGATGGAATTGTCGGAGAAAAAACATGGCGAAAAATATTAGGAATGTAGGTGCATTATGAGTAATATAATAAGACGAAAATTAGCAATTATCACTATTGACCAAAAAATACAAGGGGATGCAATTGTTAGCGATATTGAAGATTTTTTCACAACTCAACGAAAATGTGATGTTGATAGCGAACAATTTGGAACAGATATGAAATTGACTATTTGGGGAATAGAAACTAAGAATGGAAGTGAGGTGCGTTAGATGTGATACAACAAATAATCCCATACGTATTACCTTTTATAAGTGCATTTGTCGCAATAATGGGATATGAATATTTACTCAAAAAAGATAAAGAAAAAGAAACTATAAAATTTACAAAAGACATGACCATTTTAATTACAAAAGTGGACATGCTTATAACACAAAATACTGGTGTTAATAATAGGTTATGTGAACATGATAAGTTAATACATGAACATTCAATAAAAATAGCAGTATTGGAAGATACACAAAGTTTTAGGAGGATAAGAGATAATGATTAATTGGAAAGCAAGATTAAAAAATAAAACGTTTTGGGTGGCAATTATAAGTGCAATCGTATTACTAACACAACAATTAGGGTATCAAATATTCCCAACTAATTGGAGTGACATAATGAATACAGTGTTAACGATAGGGATAATATTAGGTATTATCGTTGACCCTAGTACAACAGGAATCGGAGATAAAACAGAATAAATTAAGGCACTCTTAGGGGTGCTTTTCTTATAGGAGGAATTAAGTTGACGTCAAACGAGATACAACAATATGTATATGACTTTTTACATGATAAAGGTTTACCACATAAATCTATCGTTGCTATAATGGGAAATATAACTGGAGAAAGTGATTGGAGTCCAAATTTAATAGAAGTTGGTAACGGAATTGGTTTCGGGTTGTGTCAATGGTCGTTTTCAAGAAGAACACAACTCGAAGCATACGGAACAGATTTAGCGCATCAATGTCAATTTATGTGGAGTGAATTAACTGGAGAGAATGCAAGTATAACAGGCGCAGATTTGCAGTGGATTAATCCTCCTGCTAGTTCTGTCACTGGTGGAATAAGTTTTTCATGCCCAATATCACAATTTAGAGCAGGAACAGACACCGTTGAATTTTTAACATCTGCATGGTGTTATTGTTGGGAACGTCCTGCACCCGAAACAAACCATCTATCAAGTACAAGAATACCATCTGCATTAAGTTTTAATAGTTCAATGACTTATCAAGGTGGAGGAGTTATTGACCCACCACCCGACCCAGTAGACCCACCATCCGACGTTTATGGTGATGACTATTTAACAGTATATACAAAATATTTCACCGATTATTCTGATTTATCAGCAGTATATAAAAAGTTAATAACAACACCATATATTTTAACACCATTAACGGCAGACTTTATTTTATTCTTACGAACACTTAATTTCGGTGATAGCATTTTAATGAAATCTTCCTTTAATCACAATAAACGTCAAGTTGGGAAAAATTATCTAGGGAATAGATTGACATTTGATGATAAATCATATATAATTAGAGATGTTAGGAACGACGGTTTAATAATAATATCCAATGGCGAGAGCGTATGTTATGATTATTTGAACGTTAAGTTTATAACTCAAAATGCAACGCAACAAGCTGAAACAAAAGCAGTTAATGTTGCAAAAATAAAGCAACATAAGTTAGATGAAAAGGAGGTAACAACAACATGACGATTGATGAACACAATGCAATCATAACCCAACTAAGAACTGTTGACAATGATGCTGATAGAATTGGACTATTAACGCAATTAAGTAATGACTATACACAAACATTAGTACAAGTTGAAATTGCTACTACTGAAAGATTAAAAGCAGAAGAACAAGCAACAAAATTTGCAAAGTTGAATAATGAGTTATTTTTACAAAACACAAATCAAGTTGAATTAGTTAATCAACATAATAATAGTAATGTAAATAATGTTACTGATAATGTACCACCAATTAAGAAAACTTATGAGGATTTAGAAAATCAAATGTTTAATGAATTAAGGGGGAATAAATAATGCCAAGTGCAATAGAAATTCTAGCAACTATTAGGGACAACGCAACATTAGATTATCAAACTAGAGTAGACCCTGCGACAAGAGAAAATCTTGCTTCAATAGGGAATGCAATAACGTCTGATAAAAATATTATGAATGAATTTATGACGGCTTTAATTAATAAAGTTGCTTTAAGTTCAATAAAAAGTAAACTATATACCAATCCATTAGCAAAATTAAAAACTGGTTTCGGTAAACCAATGGGAAATACCATTGAAGAAATTTTTATCAATCCAACTGTAAGTACAGAATATTCAACAGATGGAACATTACTTTTAAAAACAACTAAACCCGATGGTAAAGTTTGTTATTTTGGGTTAAACAGACAACACACATATCCAA